TCATATTGGTATGATGTTGAGATCCTTATCATATTTACCATATTGGAAACCGTCATCATAAACATTACCGAGACCGAATCGTTTTCCTACAAGTGCTCTTTGTCTTGTTCCAAGTTCAATAGAAGATTCGCTGAATCCTTGATTGATCTTCACACCTTGTGGTTTACCGACCAATATATCTCCTGGTCTTGGTTTGATATTGAGAGAATCAAAACCATTATGAAGAACGTAGTGCGCTTCTTTTACAAAACTGAAAAAGACTTTTTTTCTTTCTTCTAATGAAAAGTCATAAGGTTGTTTTGTGTATTTTGCTTCCCAACCAATTTCAGCAAGTCTAGTTTTTTCTTGATAGTGAATTCTTTCCGCAAGAGACTGAATTTTGTTTTTAAGATCTGGTGAATCATAATGATCTATAAACTCCAACCATAGATAACTTTTCTTATTAAGGTACGGGATGAAGAAAAGATATATTGCCATAGCACCGTCCTGGCACATATAGTTTGTCTGCTTCATCAGTTTCTTTTGTTTTGGTAAGACTGGTGACCAATCTCTATATCCTAATATTCTTAAAAGTCTTTCAAATTCTTTTCTTTTCTTTGATGGATGAATAATCACTTGACTATTTTTGATTTCGTATATTATAATGTATTATAACTCACTCGTCTTAATAAGTAAATGATATCTAAATCTGATTTGGATACCTTATATCATTGGGCAAAAGATTGTGAGTTTCCGATGAAGATTGCTCCGACAGTTGAAGGATATTCAAATAAAGAAATATCCCATTGCTGGATCAAGGCAGAGTCGGTTGATAAGAGTGGAACAAAGACTGTCAAATATGTCAGAAAGAAAATCATTCAAGATTCTAAAGTTCTAGAAATTTTTGATAATTCTGAAATCTTATTTTCTACTGTTTCTCTGTTTAGTCCTGGAACGATACTGGGTCCTCATAAAGATCCTAATGTTTATCGCTGTCCTTATAAGAGAATTCAGATTCCTCTAGAGATTCCCGATCAAGAGAAATGTTATATGATCTGGCAGGGTCAGAAAGTCTTTTGGCAAGAAGGTATTCCACAGATCTATGAGGTAATGGACTATATACACGAAGGAGCAAATCTTTCTGATACTCCGATGAAGTTTCTCTTTTTAGATGTAAAGAAAGAAACTGTAGTTGACATTGATTGATTGTGGTATTATAATGTTCTTATTGGAAGCGTGGCAGAGTCTGGTTTATTGCGTTTGTCTTGAAAACAAATGAGGGTAACACCTCCACTGGTTCAAATCCAGTCGCTTCCGTTCTTATAAATATCAGAAAAGTCTTTGTGACGAATGGGTATTCAGATAAACGGGCAAACTGATACAGTTACTTCAACATCTGTTAATGGAAGAGTCACTGTAACGCCTAGTAGTTTTCCATCTGTTAATAATATTAATGTTACTGGTATTGTAACTACACCACAGTTAAATGTTGGAACTGGTGTTACTATTAGTAGTGGCATTGTTACTGCTACGGGACCAATTAATTTGATAAGTAACCCGTTTTATCAGAATAATCAGACAATATCATCAAACTATACAATTCCTCAATCGGTTAATGCTATGTCTGCCGGACCGATAACTATAAGCACTGGCACTACCGTAGTTATTTCTTCTGGTGGTTACTGGAAAATTGTTTAATAAATAAAAATAAAAATTATGGCGACTTACGACTACGCAAACAAAAGAATTATCTACCCTAACGATGGGGGTGGAGTTTCTATTGTAGTACCCGCACCTGACTGTGAATTATCTCTTGAGCAGATTGCTGGTAAGGATGTTCCAGCAGGAAAACCTTATCAGATTGTAGACGTTTCTGAGATTCCTGACGACAGGACTTATAGAAATGCCTGGACTTTTGTAGCAGAATAAGGAGAAAAACTATGCCTATCGGAATTGATATTAATAAAGCAAAAGACATTCATAAGGACAAAATCCGTGAAGTTCGCAACCCACTTCTTCAGGCAAAAGATGTGGAATATATGAGAGCACAAGAATCAGGTAACAATGAAAAGGTTGCTGAAATCGTTGCCGAAAAGCAGGCACTTCGTGATGCGACTACAATTGTGAATGATGTTGAGATTTCTGCGACTTCTGTTCTTGGTGTGACTGAAGAACTGAAGCAAGTTTGGGATGAAACTGTTCTCGGAGCGAACCCACTAGTATGAGTACTCTTGTAACGGCAACTGTTAAAAGTAATACTAGTTCTCCCCCTGCTTTTCAGAATAGTTCTGGAACGCAGATAGGAACTTTATGTCGTGCTTGGGTAACTTTTGATGGCACTGGCACACCTTCTATTCGTGCTCAGTTTAATGTAAGTTCTATTACCGATAATGGTAGTGGTGATTATACGATCAATTTTAGTAATGCTATGTCTGATGCCAATTATTCCACCATTGGTAGTTGTAATAGACAATCAGGTGGTGGTGATGGAATAGTATCTCTTTATGCTAATAATAACAGTGGAGCACTAGTGGATCCAACAACTTCTGCCGCAAGAATAAATACATCGTTATTTAATAACAGTGATGTTGATTTGACATATGTTTGTGTAGCCATATTCCGCTAACCCTACATAATACTGAGAGGAAATAAAAATGAGTCAATTAAGAACCAACAGTATAGTTCCAGTAGGGGGCATTCCAGCAGGTGCGAGTGGTGGGGGTATTATACAGGTTGTTAGAGCATCATATGCTACTCAAACTAGCACCGCAACGGCGAGTTGGACTACTATTTTTAGTGCCAACATTACACCAAGAAGTTCATCAAGTAAAATATTAGTAAATGCATTTTGTACTTGGCACTCAAATAATAATGGTGGTTATCTTAGGGTAGCAAGAGGTGGAAATATAATTGAAGGTAGTTCTAGCGGTCAAGCTAGTCAGGCAGTTTGTCACGCTGGTACATTATATGGAGATTCTAATTTTCTGACCTATGGCACCACACAATCTTCTTGGATGGTTATTGATAGTCCAGGTTCAACATCATCTTTAACTTATGACCTACAGGCATATGCTGCTTCTGCTTGTACAGTTTATATCAATAGAAATGTATTTAATAATAATAGAATTTATGACCCTGCTGGTATTTCATTTCTTACACTTATGGAGGTTTCGGGATAATGGATGTTACACAAGCACTTTTAGAACTTGCTCCTGGAGCACAATGGTTAGTTAGGGGTGATACTTATGATGTAATAGAATGGCATTCACCAGACATTCCAAAACCAACAAAAGCACAAGTAGAAGCAAAGATACAAGAACTCAAAGCAGCAGAACCAATGAGACTTCTGCGTATTGAAAGAGATAGACTCCTCGCAGAAACTGATTGGTGGGCAGTATCAGACCGCACAATGACTTCAGAGCAATCAGCATATCGTCAAGCATTAAGAGACCTTCCAGACACTGCGACTCCAGTTCTAGACCCCACAAGTCTTTTAGGTATCTCTGGTGTTGATTGGCCAGTTAAACCATAAGGAGGAATTATGAGCACTCTACAATGTACTAATCTTCAAGACACTTCTGGCGGTAATTCACTGACGACTGCTCAACTTTATAATGGTGCTGCGAAAGCGTGGGTGAATTTTAATGGTACTGGAACTCCTTCTATTCGTGCCAGTTTTAACGTAAGTTCTATTACTGATAATAATACTGGAGATTATACAGTGAACTTTACAAATGCACTGGCGGATGCTAATTATACTCCAATTTGTACTCAAGCTGATGGTACTTCAGCAGGTCCTATTCCTTATTTGCTAGGATTCAATCCTGGTGGTTACGGAAAAACAATATCTATTACTACTACTGGTATAAGGCTTTATTCAATAACTTCTGGTGGAGGAGTTTATGATGCTCTTTATAATTATCTAGCTGTCTTCCGTTAACCCCACCAACATTCAAATCTTTCAGTTTTTGACATAATTTAATATTTTCTTAAACACTATCACCAAACCCTAACAAACTTGACATAGTAGAAATACTCACTAGTATAACTAATAATATTCAATCTAAAACCCTATGGATCAACGCACCTACGACAATTGGGTGAAGATCAAGGAGACGTTTGAAGCGTCTGGTAATACGGACAATATGTTCTACAAGAGATCTGTTGAAATCGTAAAGACCAGAAAAGACCCACTTGCGAAGTTTCTTGGAGA